CCTTGCTCACTGCGTGCGCTTTCTTCCAGGCCAGGTCTTTCAAATCGTTCCAGTTCATTGTCTTTTTCCTGTCTCCTTTTTTTCTCTGCGGGACTCCCCGTCCCGCTCAACTGTAGACATTCTACCATAAAACCCAACTCGTGTCAATACCTAAATGATTCTATCCGCTTATATCACCCACTAAACCCATAAGCGCCGCTTATAGCACCCGCCCTGCGCCTGTTTCCGTATTGACTAACTATTGATTCTCGCTTATAATGTGAATGTTGGTTTTGCAAGTCGAAAACGGAGGTTTCAAATGAACGGTCCTATCGGTGGCGGGGGTAGGTAAAAAAATGCTGACACTTTTCCCTGACTTTCGTACGGCTGTATTTTTCGGCCTGTTTCTCGCCGTCAGTCTAGCCAACCTGTTCGGCTTTGCCAACTGGCAGCCTGACCAGCAGCTTGTGGACCTGGCGCTGGCCATCGTCTCGCTGGTCGGCGCGGTGCTCGGCATCTTGGACGGCCAGAAGGCGCGGCGGTCGCGGCGGTGATAACCGACTTTTGGCAGGCGTTCATTTTGACGCTGCTGCTAGTCGTTGTCGCCATCATTTACGAATACAATCGTGATCGTCGCTAATTTCGTCGTTGGCTTTGCACTCGGAGCCGTGTTCGCCACGGTGTTCATCGCTGTGGCGCTGGCTGGCTCGCTGGACGTTTTCGGCAAATTGGATGCGCCAGGCCCATCTCCCAACATCGCAGACCTGACGTGCGCCATCTCCGAGCGAGCGGCGCACGTCGTTTCATTATTGCACAATGGACCGATGACTAGCGACAAACGCGCCGCAGTCGAGGAAGAGGCGCGGGGGCTGGCGCAGTCGGCCACGGCGCTGCATTACTGGGCGCGCCGGGGCACAGGGCAGCTGGGGGAATTAGTAGAGCAAATGGAGCAAGACTGATGTCATTGGACACTATAGTTATCGTTGCAACCATTATCGGCGGCATTGCCTGGCTGGCGCGCAAGATAGATGCACAAGCCAGCATTATCAAACACAGCGCTATCGTCGCCGAAAGTCAGGTCGAGGTCGGGAGACAAACCGGTGACGTTTTGCTAGGATTGCAAAGTTGTATCTCTGAGCTATCAGAGATCATTCGCCAAATGACGCCACCGGAATCGCGGCTGTCATTGCTGGAGCGGCGGCTTGAATGGTTGGAAAAGGAGCAACAGAAGTGACTAGCAAATGGGATTTAACTATTGAAACTCCGAACGGACACCCGTTGCCCATCAAGGCGGACTTCAGCGGCACGTTGCGCGTCGTGCTCAAGATGGCAGATTTGCAGCCGCAAGAGCCAGCCTTCCCCTGCTACAACCAGCGCGATGAGCCGTGGAGAAATGACAAGCTTGGCTACAGCAACATTTCAACCATAGGCACTTACGGCTGTCTCATCACCTGCGTGGCGATGGTTGCCAGCCACGCCACCGGGGAGGCCATCACGCCCCCAATTGCCAACGAGCGTCTAAAAGCCGTGGGCGGCTTTGTGCCCGGCGAGGCAAATATGTATTTTGCCAAAGTCGTCGAGGCGTTTCCAGAACTGAAGCTGGCGGGGTATCATAAGTGGCTTGATGTACCTGCCAAACTCGACAAGCTCAACGCCGTGCTGGACCGGGGCGGCTATTGCATCATTCGGGTGGACTTTGATCCCGGTGACGAAACCCGCGCCGATCCGGACCCGGATCAGCACTGGTGTCTGGTGACGGGTCGCGAGGGCGAGGTCTACAATATCATTGACCCGTGGGACGGTGGAGCACACCTGCTGCCCCCCGCCTATTGCCGCGCTGGGCACGGGTGGGACGCGGCGCGGGCGATTTACGCCGTTTCGATGTATGAACGGAAGGCGGAAGGATGAGACCCACCACCGCGCAAGTCGCAAAGGCGCTGATATACCAGCACGGCTTTGATTATGATATTGCCTATTTGTCGGCTCACTATGGAAGTGGAAAAAGAGAGCTGCCTACAGCTACACCGTATCAAATTCTAGCGTGGATAGAGCGCGTTAAGCACGTGCCGAATGTTTCAGAAACGGAAGCAAAAAGAATGCTGACTGCCTATTCTGTGGCGAAGGCCAGCGGATGACCCGCCGCTGTGCTAGAAGGGAATAAAATGACCGACAGTGTATCTTTGCAGGATGCAATCGCATACCTCAACGATTTAATTGAGCTTGACGCCGCCGCTATCGTGGCACTTATCAATCAGCGCGTGCCGTGCAATCGACAACTGGCAGAGCACGAAACTTGCCAGGTGTACAAGACCGACGATGGATATGTAGTCGGCTTGCTTGGTATATTGAATGGGTTATTCGGCATCCGTTCAGACGGCTACGGGCACATCACTGCCGTTCTAGGCGACAAGAGCCATTTTAGGTTGACAGAGTGACCCGCCGCCACAACAGAAAGGAATAAAATGAAAGTCTTTTTTGATTTTGAATTTACGGGCCTGTGCCAGCATACAACGCCGATCAGCTTAGGTATGATTGCCGAGAATGGAGAGGCATTCTATGCTGAATTTACTGATTATGATCGCTCTCAGGTGAATGAATGGATTCAAGAAAACGTTATAGCCAATTTGCTGTATGATGACGTTGATCCTGAGCCGAAATTTATTGATGTGCTAGAGCATTATGGAACTAAAGAAAGCACGGCCAAGCTGTTGCGACAATGGCTCGACGATTTTGACGAACAAGTCGAAGTTTGGGGCGACTGCCTAGCCTACGATTGGGTTTTGTTCTGCGAGCTTTTTGGCGGCGCTTTTAATATTCCGTCCTGTGTCTACTACGTCCCATTTGATATTTGTACGCTGATGGAATTAAAGGGCATTGACCCCGACGTTAGCAGAGAGCAATATGCTCAAATGGATAGTGAAAAACTGAAACATAATGCGCTTTGGGATGCTAGAATTATCAAAGCGTGCTACGAGCGTTTGGTGCAATGACTCGCCGCCACAACAGAAAGGAATAGAAATGCACAAAAGGAAATTACTCGTTGATACGTATGTCGAGGGTGTGGGCACGGTCCGTGACTGTCTGGGCTGTGGCGCGCTCATCGCAGGTGGCCCTACGCGCTGCATTCGTTGCGCTAAAGAGGAAGACCCCAGGAGAGCGCACTGGCGAGTGTGGCTTTTTTGGCTCAGGACGGGGTTATGGAAGACCGTTATGCGTGCTAATTGGCGCAGACTAAAGAGGCGCTTTGCGTGACCCGCCGCCGCGCCGTCCTCGCCCTAGTTCTGCTCATCCTCACCATCACCCTCGCCGCGATCCTGTACCAGCCTGGCCCGCGCCCGCCAGTTTCACCATTGGCGCTCTCTCCGCTGGACGGGCCGCCGCTGGACCCTGAGCCGGCAACGCATTTCGTGTACTTGCCGTTTGTGGCAAGAAACTGGGATGGGAATTTGTTGAGGAATGCGGGATTCGAGGCGGGGATTTATGGCGGGCAGTGTAGATGGTTAAATTATCCTGACGGTGTTTGGTCGTCAACGTGTTTTGATGAGCAGGATGTCCCGCTCTATTGGACCGGCGGTTGGATTCACGAGGAACCGTGCTACAACGATTATGTCACTGGTCTGCCGGAAATGCGGCTGGCCGAGCGGTGGGCCGATTCGCGCCGTGTTCATTCGGGCGATTATGCCGCGCAAGCCTTTACGTTCTATCGTTGTGGTTTTTGGTGGTGGCAGCAAGAAGTCGTTTTGCCGCCAGGGGAGTATCAGGGCAGCGCCTACATCCAGACTTGGGACGATGGGACCTGGGCGCACATCTGCCTGGCCGATTATTGCGGGCCGTGGTTCACCTCGCCAGACGAATATCTGAAAATTACAACGCCAGTGATGGAACTGAGTGGAGCGGTTGTGTTTCGCGTAGAGTACAAAGTAGGAGTGCCAATAAAAAACTCTGATGGATATTTGGATTCTGTAGAACTACGCAAAAAGTGAGGGGCTACACACCCCTCACTTTTCCCTCGGCCAGCCTCACCAGGTGCTGCCGCGCCAGGCATCGCATCGCCCGGCCTCGCCGCGAACTCGCCGTGCCTTGTTAATTGATAGAGACATTATACTATGGCTTGTTGTGTCGTGTCAAGCCCCACGCCCGCCTGGAACGCAAATAAAGAGCGGGGTGGCTAGCCCCGCCCAATTGTTCACGCTTTGCCTACTCACTCAGCCATTCTACCACCATTTCTATCCACTGGCGGTAGATGGCGATTTCGCCCTCGTTATAGCCGTTGGCTACACCGAGAAAATCGGCGTTGGCTAGCCAATACTCGAATGAATGCCTCTCGCAACCGATGGAAATGTATCCACCGGCTGCGATGGCGCGATGCTTCCCGAATGACCCGACGGCAAAACTGCCCCTGGCCTCGGTCAGCTTGGCCTCGGTCAGCTTGGCCCAGGTCAGGTTGGCGTTGCTCAGGTCCGCCTCGCTCAGCTTGGCCCCGGTCAGGTTGGCGCCGATCAGGTCGGCCTTGTGGAAATCGCGCTCCCCGGCCCCGTAGCGATCGAGTAGTTCTTTCGTCTTCATTCCTATCTCCTTTTCTCCCCGTTGAACGAACAGAAATCTTTTTTTCATCGCCCTTGCTCCTTCTTTTTATTTTTGCGCCTACTCGTTCGGCGCTCTCATGGCGTAACAATATTGTAATCTTCCAAAACTGTGGTATCATATCCTTGGGTTAGTACTCTCGCCAATAGAGCGCTAACCAGCAAGTCGTGTCCACTAAATTTCTTCACGTAGGAGGTAAGCAGGAAATGTCACTCAATCTCAAACCCCTCGGCGATCGCGTCATCGTTGAGCCGGTGGAAAAAGACGAAGAGACCTTTGCCGGCGGCGCGCTGGTGCTGCCCGAGACAGCCAAGGAAAAGCCCCAGCAGGGCGTCATTCTTGCCGTTGGGCCAGGCAAAAAGGACGACGGCGGGAATCGTATCCCGATGGACGTCGAACGAGGGCAGCGCGTGCTCTATGCCAAGTACGCCGGTACTGAAGTCAAGATCGACGGCAAAAAGCTGTTGATCTTGAGGGAAAGCGACATTCTGGCAATTGTCGAATTATAACCCCTCCTGGCTGCCGCTGCGCGGACAGCCTCCGCGATGTGGGGCGGGGTGGCTAGCCCCGCTCCTATTCTACCGATTGATCTTGCGACTCGCCTTTGCCATCGCCAGCCGCGCCTTCTTTTTGCGCTTCCAGTTTTTTGGCTTGAGCCTGGCCCGTCCCTTGACGGTAGCCTCGGCCTCGGCAGCCCGCCGCCTGGCCCGGTTTGGTCCCGTGTGTTCAACCAAATACTTCACTCCATCGAACAATTTCATCTGTTTCCTCCCGGCTGTTGGTAACGCGGGCAGCCTCCGCGAAAATGATTTGATGAACCGCTCCCACCGTCCCGTCTAACCAGCGTCCCTTCCGAGGTACTTGTCCTCTACCCCGGCATTCGCTCCGCCGTCTGCGCGGTCGCTACTGACCGGGGTCTCTGCTGGCGCGGTCTCGACTCCGCGCTGTGGGGGGTGCTCAACTCCGAGGGGGCTTTTGACCCAGGCCCCCGGCTGGGAGTTGAGCGGGGCTAGTCTACCGGCCTTCGTCCCACTCGTCAATAACGTCTTGGATCGTCATCCCGCCCAGATCGCCCGCCGCCAGCCAGTCCATCAAGCTGCGGTCAGGGTCACCGGTCCTGCTATTGCGCAAGACCACCATCTCTAATTCTTCTAGGCTCATCTCATTTGCTTGGCGATTTAGGTTAGACATTTTCATTTCTCCTTTTCTCACTTTGCGGGACTCCCCGTCCCGCTCAACTGTAGACATTCTACCATAAAACCCAACTCGTGTCAATACCTAAATGATTCTATCCGCTTATATCACCAGCGCAACCCATAACCGCCGCTTATACCCCGCAGGTTAGAAACCGGTTAGAATCGTGTTGTTTTTCCAGTTGACAAAACACGTACTTTTTGCTACACTGTAGCTGACTTTATCATTTTCCTCCTCCTGACTGGGGCCGGGCGGTTTTCCTCCTTTCGCCGCCCGGTCCGACGGGGGGGGGTATCACAATATGGGTGTGCGATATGTTTGGGATAATTGGGATAAATACAATATGGGGCGGGGGCTAGGGTAGCCGTTTGCCAACCATCGTAGCCGTAACATCGGATACCCACCCAAACAGCACCATCGGCTTGTGCCCGCCATCCATCGAGAAAGTCGAAGGCGGCACACACAAGGCCAGCAAAGCCCAGCGGTGGCAGTGGCGATGCTGGCTCAAATTTTGGGATGAGGTCGAAAGTCTTAAAAAGCAGCTTAAGACCGAGGTCTGCCACTTTCAAAATGGCGACGTGGTAGACGACCCATACCACGCCACGACCGAAATCATCAGCAAGCACAAGAAAACCATACTCAATATAGCGCTGGCAGTTCAAGGGCCAGCGCTTGACGTTGTGGATTATAATTTTTTTGTGACCGGCACAAACGCGCACGTGGGCCTAGAGGGGGGGTACGAATGGCTGCTGGCCGACGACATCAGCGCAGAGCCAGACCCGGATGGCGCACTCGTTCCGAGCCGTCGCTATGTTGAGGTGTCAGGCGTCAATTTCGACCTGGCTCATCATCCCAGCACAATGGGCTTTATGCCACATACCCAAAAAGCCGCCGCTATGCGCGAATCGTTCAACATCGCCGCTGAATACAACCGGCGCGGTGAAAAACTCCCCGACATCGCCATCCGATCCCACGTCCATTATTTTGCCGATTCTGGCATTGACACTTACCCTCGTGTAATATTTACCCCCGGCTGGCAACTGACAACATCGTTCGGACATCGCAAAGGCGGCGCTATTCGTCCTATCGGCGGTGTCATCATAATCTGCGAGGATGGTAATTATGACATCAAAAAACCGAAACTCTATGAGCCAAGACGAGTTAGACCCTGGCGAGTTGATCGAAGACCCAAGTGAGGATGAACTATACCAGGCCATCGCCTCGGCGCTGTGCCACGACTCCAAGCCGATTTATACTGGCCCTGGCGCTTTCACGATAGACGAAGTGATCGCCATCATCGAACAAGAGGAAGGCCGCACTATCTCGCGCACGTCGGCGTTACGCCGTGCACAAAAGGCCATCAAACGCGGCGAGATAGTCCCTGTGTGGCTGGTATCCGATAACAGCACTAGGCAGCCGTTGCGAGGGTACGTGCTCAAGGCGGTGTATGACGAGTGGGACGGTAGATGACATAATGCGCTATAGACAAAGTGAGCGCTTTTGTGTTATAATAGTTTCAGATGACCAACAAATCAGACCTTGCCACCATTAGCGCCGCTGTCATCACCCTGGCCCGCGACGGTGAACTAGAACTGTTGCCGCACCAGGCGTCGTATCTCATTGACGCCTGGGGGGTGACGATGAAGCGCATCCTCGACTGGCATCGCGCCCACGGTGGCGGCCCGGTGGCGTGGTGCTGGACGTGCGGGGAGTTGAAGGAGAGGGGGCACAAGTGCTGAAAGGATACAAATACAAGCGTCTTAAATGTCCAATTTGTAGTAAAGACGTGGCAGAAAATTGGTATATTCGTCATATAAAAGAAAACCACTCGGAGGATAACGGTGCGTAAAATTCTGTGGCTGATTTACAAACATCTTCATTGGCATAACGACTATCCGGGCGCATCACGGGGGCGTTTCTTGGACGGTCTCAAAGAACTGTACTGGATTCGCTTGTGTGGTCATTCGTGGCGGTTTTCGCTGCACATCGCCAACATTTACTGGAAACTCCCCGGATTGACCATTGATAGACTGGTGTCAAAATGAAGCTAGATTTTATGGATAATTTATCTCAGGCAGAAAAAGAGCAGCTATTGCAGCTGCAAACTCGGCTAGAAAACTTAGAAAACTGTCACATCGAACGCGCCGCGATGGGCTGGCGCGGGCAGTTTGACGAGCGCCAGCGCGGGCTGATTCGCAACTGCGAAAAATACGCCAGTGATAACCCGTCTGGTTTGCCGGGACATAAGTTGATACTCATTGTGGCTAAGATGGCTCAACTGTTGGATGGTGAGAAGAAATGGTCAGATGGTTGAGCTACACGAAATTGGACCCATTCGCAGCCCTCGGCGCTGTCGGCATGCTGCGCCTCGCCGCTGTGCTGGGCGACAGCCCGTTGCCGCTGGCGGTGCGGTTGATGAGGATGGCGGTTGATGTTCCATAAAAGCGGCCAGTATCGCGGCGAAAAAGTCCGCTATCCCGACGGCGTTGGCTGCTGCGTCTGGCGCGTGTTCCCCGGTGAGGACGAGGGGCTGGGCGTGGCGATTGACTTTTTGCCAGAGGACATTGACGACTTGATAGCACTCTTGCAAACGCTAAAGGGCGCTGAGGCGGTGGAATTTGAGGACGGTGAAGCATAGGAGGAATTTGCAATGCTGGACTTTGATAGTATGTCAGAGGGGCAACTGAAAGACTTGATTAAAGACCTGTCTACAAAAGGGCGCGAAACAAAGAGTCCCGACATTAGCGCACTTTTTGCCCCTGTGCCTCAAATGGGCGAATGTGACCAATGCGGCAGTGATTTGAGACAGCTTTCCCGCGTTGGACTGACCATTAAATACAGTGGCTTTGAGTTTTGTTGCGATTGCTGTTATGAGGAATGGATGGATGCTCGTTATGAGAGCAGAAGGACATAGCGGGGTTATGACCGCAATCCTGGCCCTCGCGCTTCTATTCGCTCCCACCGAGCCGCTACGCGACGCCCGGCACGTCGAGCTATCCCGCGTATCTCACTATGCACCAGGCAGAATGCAAGAGGTCATTGCCAACCGGCAAAACGGATGCTGTGGGCGCTACTCGCTGCCCGATCCACTGCCGCAAGCCGACGGCTACATTGCCACGGCGTGGCCTGATGACATCGGAACCTTCGTCACGCTGCGGCCGGTCGGTTCAAAGCGCTGGTGGCGGCTCTACGTCGTGGACTGCGGCGGGCGCAGTGACGGGGGGCAGGCGTGGTTGTTGAGGAACGGGATTGTTGGGGAAGTGGACTATGAGACGGCGCTGGCCTGGGGCACGGTGGGGCGGCTGGGAGAGGTGGAGGTGTTGAGGTGACTCCGCCGAATATAACAATAACTATCGTGGTTGATACAAGCCGATTTGACGCCGCTCTGGTCGAGACAAAGCGTGTATTGACCAGACTGTTTTACTGGCGTCGCGTCACGATTCTGACAGGGTTTGTCACATTATGCGCTATACTGAGCACGATTTGAAACAGCACATCCCATTTCTGAGAGTTATTTGGTCGGTATTATGGTTCATCGTGATCGTTCTGGCTATAGTAAAGCATCTGTGACCCGCCGCCGCTACCCCCGCGAGTTCTGGTACTTCGTCGCGCTCAACGCGCTGGTGGCTGCGGCGGTGGCGGTGGCGGGGATGGTGGTGGGGCGGTGAATAGAGATAGTAAAGTTAAGCAAGAAATATTAGACAATCTAATGTCTCCCAGTGAAGTTTTGGAAAGAATAGAATGTCTGGAAAATGTAGACCGTCGGGATTTTTATACTGATGGCAAGCTTGATTTGGCGAAGGCGGAGCGAAGAGGTAAGCTTGGACAAATCAAGGGCTTTTCTTGTGATGGAAACGGTAAGATCATTGACATTCAGCTTTATAATGATCATTCTGGTATCGTTTATTTGATTCGGGCCGAAAACGGATTGATTAAAATAGGACAAACAACCAAGTTGGCCAAAAGACTTTCTGCCATTGATAATGCTTCCCCAACAAGTGTTAAACTGGTTTCATCTGGCTTTGTGCTGAATCGCCGTAAGGTTGAAAGTGAGCTTCACAGTAAGTTTGCTGGCAGAAGGATAAAGGGGGAATGGTTTGATTTAAGCGAAACAGAGACGAATAAGGCCATCAGAATTTTGTCGGATTATGTTATAGATGAAGAGTAGAAATGATTGCGCTATTGGCGGGTGAACGACAGAGGGGAGAATCAAGTAAAGCTGCTCAAGCCTGTAATGATTATTTGAGGCTAGGCCCTGGCCGTTCTCTACACGATCTTTGGCGCGTGTATGCCAAAGTTGACCAAAGTCAACCGCCTACGCGTTCTTTGGGGACCATAAAGAGTTGGTCGGCCCGCTATGGCTGGCAAAGCCGTGCCGCCGATTACGATGCCAAGCTAGAGGAAGAAAAAAACGCCCGCGCTGAAAAAATAATGCAATCTGGCCTTGCGCTGGAACACGAACGGGTTGACAATCTTAAAGACTTGGCTATTTTTCTGTGGGGCGAAATTACGACAAAGGGTGAAGACGATTCGTACCCCAACGTTTGGTTGCCCGACGTGAAGCAAATCGGCTCTGGTGTACACGCTGAACGAGTAGACATAGAACGTTTTAACTCACCGCTCATCAGTGAATTTCGTGCCACTCTGGATGATTTGGCAAAAGAGACGGGTGGCCGCAAGCAACGCCACGAGCACACCGGCGAGGGCGGGGGCGCTATACCCGTAAAACATTACATCACATTTAGCCCTGATGAGTGGAATGAGAAAGATAACACCGATAGCGACGTATGAGCCGTTACCCTGGCAACTAGAGCCGTTGCGGGACACCTCGCCCGTGGTGCTCTTGACCGGCTCTGCCGGCGGTGGCAAATCCCGGTGTGCCGCTGAAAAGGTTCACGCTTATATGCTGCGCTATCCAGAGGCAACCGGTTTGATGCTGCGCAAGGCCCGTGAGTTTGCCAGCAAATCTATTGTGCCATTTGCGCGGCGCAACGTGATTGGCAAAGACCCGTTTGTGACGTATCGCCAAAGTGCCGGATATTTTGAATACGCAAACGGAAGCGCGTTGTACTGGGGCGGTATGCGCAATGATGACCAGCGTGAGGCCATTCGCTCGATGGGGCCAGATGGCTCTTTTGACATCGTGTGGTTGGAGGAAGCAAACGCTTTTAGCAGATTGGATTTTGATGAGATTCTAGCTAGGATGCGCGGCAAAGCAGCAGACTGGCGTCAGATTATTCTCACCACTAACCCTGACTCACCTGCTCACTGGATTCATCAGGACTTGATTCTCGGCAGTGGCGCGAATGTATATTACAGCAGCGCACAAGAAAACCCGCACAATCCACCAGACTATGCCGAGACGCTTTCGCGCTTGACCGGCGTGTTGGCCGACCGCCTCGTGCGGGGGCTATGGGTGCAAGCCGAGGGCGCAATCTATGGTACATTTGACGCGGAGATACACGTCATTGATCCGTTCGAAATACCGAATGACTGGCGACGATTGCGGGCAATTGACTTTGGCTATACCAATCCTTTTGTGTGCCAGTGGTGGGCGTTGAACGGCGATGGTGATATGTTTCTCTACCGTGAGATTTATCACACGGGCCGAACGGTGCGCGCTCACGCTGAACAAATTCGAGCGCTGTCTGAGGGCGAGCCGATAGAAGCGACGATCTGCGACCACGACGCTGAGGATCGTGCTACGCTAGCCGAGAATGGCATTATCAATCAAGCCGCCGACAAGCGGGTGAGCATTGGCATAGAGCGAGTTAAAGAGCGACTGCGCAAGCGCGAAAGTGGCAAGCCGAGGCTGTGCATTATGTGTGATTGCCTGGTGGAGATTGACCCGGTGCTAGAACAGAAAAAGTTGCCAGTATCCACGCTAGCAGAAATATCAGGCTATGTGTGGGCGAATCATAAAACAAAGGAAGTGCCAGTAAAGGAAAACGACCACGGCTGTGATGCTATGCGCTATGCAGCGATGTATGTTGACGGCGGCTCGTCGTGGGACTGGTTCTAATGCGCATCCGCCCCGCCGACATCGCGCTGGCACTACTCACGGCACTCATTATCCTGTCACCTGTGGCGTGGGTGCTGGGCGCGCCGTTGATTCGCGTAGCGCCGACGATGACATTCTGGGTTGTACTCTGGTTAGTCGTGGCGGCGTTGGGCCGTCAAGGAACAGACGATGATAGTTGACATCATTCGAGATGGATTATACGGCAAAGCCGAAAAGCCGCCCGCCAGGCCGGACTATGCAGGGCAGTGGGGCGGGTGGTCGGATCTATCGCGCTGGTCAGACGAAAGGCGACAGAATTTAGCAATGAATACTTGGGCATTCTATGCTAATATCACGACGCTGGCGCGCAAGGTTGCGATGCCCCGGCTACATATTTTTGCAGAGACCGAGGATGGACGCGAGGAAATCAAAGATCACGAATATCTAAAAATCCTGCGCCGTCCAAATCCCATTTGCAGTGGCACATATTTAATGCAATACTCTATGGCCTGGCTTGGCCTGGATGGCAACGCTTACTGGTGGCTGGCGCGTTCTCTCAATGGGCGCGGCCCACTGCGTGAAATCTGGCCCATCCCGGCCAGGGAGTGCAGGCCAATGTATGGCAAGGGCGACGATGTGCTGTCACATTACGAATGGCAGCGGGGTGGGGAGGATCCTGTCAGAATCCCGCCTCAGATGATTGCGCATTTCCGATTAGTAAACCCCTACAGCATTCTACATGGGCGTGGATTTATCCCGGCCCTGTGTTACATTATCGAAGGCGCGCAGGCCGAACTGAAATGGAACTATGAATTTTTTCATCGGGATAATGCCGTTGTAGAAACCGTCATTACGTTCCCGTCTGGTATGCACGACGAGGACTTTGCACGGATGCGAGAACTATTGCTGAAAGAGCACGGCGGTGGCAAACGCCGGCCGCTGGTGGGGCGAGCGATGCATAGCGGTGAGAAGGGCGTAGACGTGGCACGCCTGGGATTGACTCAGGAAGAGATGGCGTTTCTGGGCGGGCTTGAGTTCAAGCAGAAGGCGATTGACCGGGTATGCGGGTTCCCGGAAGGGTATTGGTCAATGAAAGCAAACAGAGCGAACTCCGAGGCCGCTGAGCGCTCGCTGGCGCGTGATGTAATTGCGCCGGTTCTAAAAGAGTTTGCCGAGGTGCAAGAGCGTGACATCATTGATCCAGAGTTTGAGCAGAAGGGGCAAAATCTAATTTGCGAATATGATAATGTGGTTCCTGCTGATCGCGAACTCGACTTGCAGGAGTACGAAGCGCACGCGCCGGTGCGCACGGTAGACGAAGCGCGAGTGGCTCAGGGGCTAGAGCCGCTTGGGGGGGAACTAGGCGAAACGCTGGTGTCGTTTCTGCCGGCATTGGGTCAAGCTGCGGCGCTGGGACTTGCACCGACGGGCGAACCAACCACTGACGGCAGTGACAGCAAAATACTGGATGAATTGCGCACCTGGCAACAGGTGGCGTCAAAGCGCGCCGCCAAGGGTCTGTCGCCTGGCAGTCGAGAATTTGTCAGTGAGCACATACCGGGCCACGTAAAAGCTAATATCGAAGCGGCCCTACAAAGCGCGCTTGAGGTTGACGATGTGCGGGCCGTGTTTACGCCGTGGGTAAGAAACGGTCACACCGAAGTGTGGGAAGGGTATCCGTGACAATCGTCAATCACCAAATCACCACATTCGCCCGCCGCCTCTCCCTCGCTGCTGAGTTTTTCAGCGGCGTCAAACAAGGTCGCCCCGACACCTCGCCCTTACGCGCTCTCTACGCCGAGTGGGAGCAACGAACACAACAAGTGTTACTCTCCCACTGGTTAGAGAAATCTAACCAACTAACGGACCGGCTGCGCACTGACGTTAAAGCCGTTGACGATGTGCTGGAAGACGATGGATGGTGGGACACTTGGACGTTGGGCTATGTCGCTGTGCTCATCACATTGCTGGAAGAAGCCGGCGGCGTGGGGATGGGGGCGGCAATCGAGGCGATGGCCACCGACTACGCACTGGGCATTGACCCGCTCAACACCACGCTAACCGTGGCGGACTGGGCGCGGGATTACGCCGGTGTGCTGGCGCAAGGCTTGACTGAGACCGACCTGCAGCTATTACGCCGCAATCTGGCCGCGTGGGCCGAGTCGGGCGACCCGTTCCCAGGACTTGTCAAGCGCATTGATTCGTTTATCAACAACCCCGTGCGCGCCAAGTTGATTGCGGCGACCGAAAGTACGCGCAGCTACGCCGAGGGCAACCTGATCGTGTGGCGTGAAAGCGGCGTCGTGACGGGGCAGCGTTGGAACACGGCGAATGATGAGCGCGTTTGTCCCGTATGCGGCGCATTACACAATCAATTGACCAAGCTTGATGGACAAGAGTGGCAGCACCGGAATAGGCCCGACTTGAGTGTAGGGTTGAGTGTTGCCGCGCCGCCAGCGCATCCGGGTTGACGTTGCTGGCTTTCGCCCTGGGTCGGGGTGCTGCCGTGGGAATGAAGTGGTAGAATACTCTCTCGAAATAGAAAACGAAGAACAGCTAAAACGCCTGCTACGCGAACTCCCCCGTGTGCTGAACAAGCATCTCATCACAGCGGGGAAAAAGTCAGCGCTGGCTATCCAGTCGCGGGCGGCCACCTACCCGCCGCCGCCAACTAACAGCAGTTACCTCCGCACTGGCACACTGGGGCGGCGCTGGGGGATTGAGGGGCCGAAAGCGAGCGGGGATGGAGTAACGACGCTAGTACAGAATCCCACTAGCTATGGCCCATACGTGATGGGGGAAGATGAACAAGCCGCCGTGCATCGGGGACGCTGGGCAACGCTGAAGCAAATCGCAGAACAGGCCGAGCGGCAGGTGGTAGAGTTTCACGTTGAGGCGCTTAACGCGGCGGTGAAGGAGATGGAAAGATGAACGATGCTGATTTGATTCGTTTGATATCAAAAAAACTTGCGTCTGATGAATGCTACTACACATCGCGCCGGATTAAACCCGAGGCTATCGCGCTGCGACTCAAAACTTGGCTTGAGCATTTCGAAGAATGGTACAAAAAGCACGGTCTGAGTTTTGAGCAAGCCATCGACTTGTTTTACGACGATGATAACAAACTAGCTCTGATGAGATGGGTTGAATCGAGCTATTTTATTGAGGCGATCAATGCGGCGGTTAAGGAGATGGAGAAATGACAGACGGGAGGCTGTATGCTGGCGCGCCCCGGTGAACGAAAGATAAAAAAGCCCGCCGGCTGGCCTATCATTGACATTGAAGCAGAGATTGCGTTTTTGCAATGGTTTCAACAGCACGCTTGGGTTATTTGGAAAGTTGCTAAGGTGTTGGCCCAATATCACATACTCAATACTGAAGAATATGCCAGTGAGCTAGCAGAGGCCATACGTCGTTGTGCATTTCCAAGATTTGATTATCTTGGTATCTTCTTTGCACAAAATGAACGTTGTATTCCACGGCAATATCCCGATTCTTGGGTTAAGCTTCTGCAACACTGTGAACAAAAAGCGGGCGAGGGAAGTAGACAACGAAAGGAGAAGCAGATGAAGGAAATAGGCAGAACGAATGACGGCAATGTTCTCGTCGAAATGTCGTTTGATGAGGCGAGAGAACTTGTCAAGCTAGCTCTAGTTATTGAAGGCAAAACGTTATGTAATATTCAGCGTCTGGATTTAACTAGTGTATCGTTTATTGGTCCAGATTTGTCCAAGACCTTTGGTGCGATTCGCGCATTCACAGAGGGCAAGGGCATAATAAATGAAATGCGGTGCTATTTAGACGAAATGGATAGAGCGCTGACGAGGAAAGCAGAAAGGCCGTCTGGTGATGTTGAGCAAAAATAAAGTCAAAGTTCTGTTAACTACTTTTATGCTTATCACAATTATTAGCCTGGCTGGCCGAATCTAGTTTTGGAGATCAAAGGTGACCACAAACCAGACACACGACGCCGACATAGTTCCTATTGACCAAAGCGCCGAAAAACGCTATAATGATAGTGAGCTTAAGGAGTTTTTACTGGTTATCCGGCGGGCGCTTTTGTTGGTTGTTCGTTGGATAGAACGGAAGTATGACGTTGGCTAAATTGACTAATCGGACAGTCAAAGATGGCAAGACATTGATCGGTGAGGAATTTGATTCGCCGACGCCGAGCATTCCACGCCTTGATAATTTTGGTGCGCCGATTGCACAGCAGAAAACAGGTAGGTGCAATGAATGCGGAAAGCTCGTTAGGATTGACGGGATAGGCAAGGGTCCATATCTTTGCTATAGTTGCCGTATAGCTCGATAGAATTAACCAACCAAATAACAGGGCGCTCTTGCAGCGCAACACCGCCCGCTGATTTCCAGGCCACCCACAAGGCCCGCCTGAAAACGGCGGGCTTTTTTGTTTTATGGGCAAATACGATCATATCAACTTTAAGCCACCCAAGCGCGCACAGCGCGCCTATGCCAATGGCCTGAAGCGCCACGCCGATGGCGAAACCGGAGACGGGCTAGAAGCGGCTACGGTGCGGATGGCGCAACGCTTTGCCGATGGCGAGGCGGCGTCACCTGAATGGACGCGCAAGGGTAACCGCTGGTGGGGGCGCAACGAGCGTTTTGCTGACGCCGAGCCAGGGACGCCGGCCTACGCAGCGGCGCAACTTTGGGGTGGATACAACTGGTTTGCTCCCATCGTGCGTCAGATGGACAAAGCAGACGAGGAAAACAAGATGAAACTTTTAGACACAGCGCGAACGCCGAACTATGACGGTACAGAATCTACCGAGTGGAACAAGCCGTCATTCGAGCAATGTCTGGCAGGCTACTATCGGCATACCGACGCCGAAAAGCCAGACGAGAACTACACCTCTGTGGATGATTTGCCTGCCGAGGTCAAGCGCTGGATTGCGGGCCTATCATTGCTCGGCGATCCTGGCGCTGAAACGTTCAATGACCTTGTTTTTTTCCCCGTCGTTAACCCTTCTACCAACCGCCTGAATGAAAATGCCTTACGCGCCGTCTTGGGTGGACGCGGATCACAGGCTGACATTCCGCAGAATGCGAAAGAATCAGCGCAGAACAGGGCGCGGTCCTTGCTTGAAGATGAGTTTGAGATGGCAGAAAAGGCGGTTAACCTTTCGCAGCAACTTGAGGACATCCGACAAGCATTTCTCTCTCAATACAATTCGCCCAACAACTACGATTACTGGGTGCGTGACGTTTATGATGAATACGTGGTTGTGAGTCACGAAAGTGAAAGCGGTGTGACATTTTATCAAGTCGGCTATAGTGAAATGGAAGACGGTTATGAGTTCGCCCCCCGCGCCGAATGGATGGAAGGCGAGTATGTCTTTACGCCGTCGGGCGAGAAGCGATTCAAGGCTGGCCGTGTCTTGTCACAGCGTAATGCTGACGACATTGTAAGTGCTGTCGTGTCGTTGGCGCAGGTGCTAGAGCGGGCTGGCATTGATGTGCCAGGCTTTGATAGCGACGAGGCTGAAGACGAACCTGAGGAAGAATCAAGCAATGACGATGATGAAGCGCCCGTGGTCGGCACGCCGCCGCAAGTTGCGACTTTACGTTCAACATGGGAGTCTATTATGCCTGTTGTGCTGAATGGCGATATGCCACAGGTAACCGCCGGTGATATAGAAAGCATTAAAAATGTTTTGGTTGCTCCTGGTATTGGATTTGCCACTAGTCCTTCTCCTCTTATTGCCTTCGGCGGCACAGTCAAGGCGCTGGGCGACGGCAAGGTGGGCGGTTATCTAGTTGTATTCTCGGACAAAACCAGCCCCGACTTGGAAAATGAATTTTTCACCAGGGACACGGATTATGCCCTCACTGACCCCGCCGGCTCTCTGGTTTTCTTCCATCACGGCCTTGACCCAAACATCGGCAAGAAGCGCTTGACCGCAAGCCCCGCGATGCTCAAGGTGGACGACTTTGGCGTGTGGGTTGAAGCGCAGCTTGCTCTACGTGATGAGTATGAAAAGTGGATTTATGAACGAACCCAGCAAGCCAAGATGGGATGGTCGTCTGGGACCGCCCCCAACCTGGTGGAAATTATCTCAATGGACAACGGCACGGGATGGATCAAGACCTGGCCGCTGGGATTGGACGCATCTATTACGCCGACGCCCGCCGAACCGCGAGCGAAGGTGTTGCCGTTAAAAACCTACGCGAAAATGCTTGGTGAACCTCAGACTGTCGAGGGACCGCACGGTGAAGACGTGGCGAGGCAAATCGAGCTAGAGCGCGAACGAACAAGACTATTAAAAATTCTATGAGGTGACAAAATGGACGAATTGAAAAAGAAACTCAAGGCGCTGAAGGCAAAGCACCGGGGGCTGACCAGTGAGGCCGCCGAGGCGTTGAGCGCTGAAGCGCCGGACCTGGAGGCCGTGAAAGGCTTTAACGACGAGGCCGAGCAGGTCAAGGCACAGATTGACGAGGTTGAGCGCACGATCAAGGCACTGCAGGACCAGGCCGCTGAACGAGAAGCCGCCGAAAAAGAGGCCGAGAAAGAGCGTGAGGTCGAGATCAAGACGCGGGCCAACGAGCTGGCAAAGGAAATGCTGAAGGACATCGGCATCCAGCGCCCCGACTATAACGGCAGTGAGGTTGAGGAAGCGCCCACGCTGAAGATGAGCGGGCCTTACGATTCTTTCAGCGCCCCCGAGTTGGCGCTGGGCTATATGCTGCTCAAGGCGCACGCGCAAAATGGAATGTGTACCCCCCCGTCGGTAGACTTTCGCCGGGCTGTGCACGGGCGTGCTGTCAAGCACGTTGAGGCGAATGGCCTGCGCCCCCTGGTGCGCCCCGACGCTGACAGCTTCGTAGGCCGGCGCTACGGTGGCAAGGCTGCCCCGATGGTCTATCATCAGGCGGCGGACTTGCAGGTGCTCAAGGCGCTGTCGGTCAAGGCCGATGAACTGATGGGGTCTGACGTGTCAAGCGCAGGTGACGACTGGATTCCGGCTTTTTACAGCCGCGAGCTTTTCCGCTACGTGCGCAATGCGGCGATGGTTGCTCCGTTGTTCCGGCAGTTGGAAATCGAGGGCGAGAGCTACACTTTCCCCGTCCAGTCGGGCGGCGTGACGTGGTATCGCACTCCCCAGACTGACGACGCGGCGGAAATGGTGTACAGTGACGCTTTTATCACCACCCGCGTTAGCAAAGTCGCTACCGGCAATATCACGCTGACGCCCAAGAAGGTTAGCGCCATCGTGATCTGGACCGGTGAGATGAACGAGCAAAGCCTGGTCCCGATGTTGCCCTTCTTGCAGCAAGAGTTTGTTGAGTCTGGTGCTCACACGCTGGATGAACTACTGGTCTCTGGCGACGAATCAACCGGCGCGACTAACATCAGCGACTATGCTAATGCTGCTATCAGCACCTATTGGCGACTGCTGACGCTGGATGGCTTGCGCCATCACGCGCTTGAGGACGGCAGCGGCGCAAACTCCCGCGACGGTGGCGGTATCACCGCCGAGGATTTTATCGCCACCAAGAAGCTGATGGGGACTAACGGCAAGTGGGGCGTTGATCCTAGCAAAGTGGCCTGGGTTATGGACCTCGGCTCATACTTCAAGGCGCTGACTCTGGGCGAGGCGCTGACCCGCGACAAGCACATCCCCGCCACGTTCGAGAACGGCGAGATCACGCGCATCTTTGGCAGCCCCGTCGTTTACTCCGAGGACTACGGTGCAACTGACGCCAACGGCGACATTCACAATACCACCGGCGACAACACCAAAGGAAGTTTCTTGTGTGTGCGACCGGAGCAGGGCGTTGTGGGATTCTCCCGCCGAATGTTTATGGAGACCGGGCGAATCCGCCGCGCTGATGCCTACGAACTCGTTGCTCATATGGAAGTTGACTTTGACCTGAGCAGCTACGATTTCGTTGCGTTGAGCTACAATCTCACCGTGTAGGCTAGGCGCAAACTGGAAAAGCAATAAAGTGTGTGGGGCGGCCCGTGCTGCTCCACACACCTAACGAGGTGCAAGAATGAACAAACAACAAACACAAACAATTGTAAGCATCTTGCTCGGCGCGGTTCTGGCAGTGGCCGCCGTGCTGGGCTGGGTGATTGATCCTGTCGAGATCGTCTTGCCTGAAGCCGGTGTTGAAATCAAGGCCGTCGAGCGCGGATCTTTGCTCTGCGCGACCGAGGACGGCAACTGCGTTGAGGCGTGGAATGGAACCGACATCAAAATGTATTCTGATGAAGGCTCAAGCGTCACGTGGCAGGTGGAAGGCTCAACCGGCGATATGACTTTCGGCGGCACAACTCCGCTTTTGACCATCGGCGACGGCGGCGCGGAAGACGCCGGCATCGTCTGGGACGGCAACGCTGACGATTTCTATCTGGCGTTAGATGACAGCGCTGATGACCTGATACTGGGCTATGGTTCCACTATCGGGACCGATGCTCGCCTAACGCTGCAAGACCACCTAACTACTACGACTTTCTTGGTAGGTGATGGCGCAGAGGGCGATATGACTTTCGTCTGGGATGGTAACGCCGATGACTTTTACATCGCCCTGGACGATAGCGCCGACGACTTTATGATCGGCTATGGCTCTACTGTTGGGACTGACGCTCGACTGACCATTCAGGACCATCTGACCACTACTACCGTTCTGGTCGGCGATGCCCAAGAGGCCGATATGCAGATCGTCTGGGATGGCAACGCCCAGGACTTTCACATCGGCCTGGATGATAGCGCTGATGATCTGGTGGTTGGTGTCGGCACTACGCTAGGCACGAGCACGACGTTTTCTATAGACGAGAATCAGGTCTTGACTTGGGTGGGCGGACAGATCAACCTGACTGAGGCCGCCAGTGCCGCTGACACGATCACGGCAAACGAGTGCGGAAAAACGTTCTTTATGAGCGGCGACGACTATACGCTGACGCTCCCTGCTGTCTCCACTGTATCAGCAGGTTGTGAGTTCCGTTTCATCGTGGCCGGTGCACCGACGACTAGCACTGTCGTGTTGACTGGCAACACTGATGAAGATGTGTTGGTAGGTGGCATCAACGAGTTGGAGGTAGATACCAACGACGATGGTCCCTATGACGCCGACGCTGATACCATCACGTTTGTCGGTGGCACTGCCGTCGTGGGTGACTTTGTGTATCTGATCTCTGATGGTTCCTACTTCTACGTCAGCGGTCAAGCAAACGCTGACGGCGGAATTACGATCACGGATTCAGACTAGTGAAGGTCTTTGCCTACTGCGCAGCGAACTACACTGAAGCAACCCGGCGAGCGGCTGGCGTAGAGCCGCTAGTTTGCCCGCCGGTCACGGCTGAAACGCTAGACCTGCGCCAGTTAGAAGGCAATGACTTTATCTTTATCAACTTGCACAGCTTGCCGGGGGCCTATGCGCTCCTGGGAACACAGACGGGACCACCCATCGCCCTGCGTGCAGAACAATTGCAAGGGGTGGACCTGGGCGGGTCCGTCGTATTCTCCGAGGCGTGCTTTATGGGTGATGAACAACACCCAATGCGCAAGGCATTTCTGGATGCTGGTGCAAGCGCCGTCGTCGCCGGACCTGGCGAGAATGCCGGAGCGACGAACGACGGTGTATCAAAATATGGCTTGAAAGGGGCCGACGTGCTGGGTCTATGGTTGCGACGTGGATTGTTCCTCGGCTTGTCGCCCCTTTTAGCATTCAAATTGGCGCGTCAACGTGTAAGGCTGGCGGCCCTGCGCAGCCAGTCAGCGTATGACGCGATGGGATTCAAGTTTTACGAAAGGACGTAAAAATGGCTAAGAAAGAAGCCGAGATCAAAGAGGATCAATTCTACAAGGTAAAAATGGACGGCAACGGCCGCATTTACCAGGGTGTAGGATTGGAAGGAACGGAGTTCGAGGGAGATCAACTTTTGCCTGGCGAGACCTACGAACTGCCCGGCAAGGCGGCGCAGGCCGTTGTTGATACCGGGCGCGGCTCGGTAGTAAGTGCCGTGCGCGGTCGAAAAGTTGAGGCTGAAGAAAAGCCTGAAGCGGATAAAAGCTAGCAAGAGCGGGCGGGGTCGCCCCCCGCCCAGAGGCATTATTATGTTTGAGCTTGTACGAGTTGCAGTCACGACTACAGGAAGCGCGGGGAGTGCAACGGGGAACGAGGATACTGAGTACGCCGTCAACGGCAAACTTTATGCCGTCTACCTCGACTATCACGCCAGCGCACCGGGCGCAACGACCGACGTAACTATAACGCAGACCGAAGCGCCGAGCCAGACGCTCCTGACCGTTACGGACAACGCCACCGACGGCTGGTACTTTCCGCGAGAGGCAGTGTGCGGCAACACCGGCACGGGCTTGACCTACGACGGCACACGCACGGTGAATGAAGCGCCGCCAGTGGTCGGTTATCTGACCGTGGCTGTGGCGCAGTCTAATGCGCTGACAAACTGCGTTGTGGCGTATCTGTACATAGGATCATAGGAGATTGAAATGGCAGATTTATTTGAGCGACTTTTCCCGTCAGACCCAGAAGTGGAAAATATCCCAGTTCACGGGATGCACGCGGCCATCGTAGATTATATGGCCGGGGAGACCACCGAGGCGCAGATTATTGCGGTGTGGAGTCTTGATTCTGAAGCACAGACTGACCTTTCGGCTTGGCTTGCCACCGTGGATGGCCTTTCTGGCCTGGATCAAAAACTGCGCTATGTGGCCGAATCTGATGCCGTGATGAAGTTATGCGAGCTGGGTCTGAAATATACGACCAAGAGCGCGTTCAAAACGAGGCTGGGTATAGGGTCATAAATGACCATCGTAAAGGCCGTTGCCCGCGCCGCGTGCGCCACTAGCACAGGTACACAAGACATTACCACGACCGACCTGGGTGGATTGACGCCCGGTGCGGCGCGGTTTTTTGTCGTCCACGCGACGTCGGACGGCACACCAGCCAACGGGGCCGTGATGGGCATTGGGGCGGCGACTGGATCAAGCAACCAATGGGCTGTTGGCGCGAGTTCGCAGCACAACGTCTCGACGTCGCAGGCCGAGCGCCGGGGGATAACCGACGAATGTGTGGTCAAGTGTTGGGCCACTAGCGCGGGTATTGACGGGGAAGCGGCGTTTGATTCATTCATCACAAACGGCGTCCGTATCAACTGGGGCAATGCGCCAGCGTCGGCCTATCTCCTGGTGGTCGAGTTGTACGCCGGGACCGACCTGGATGCCCGCGCTGGCATTTTCACGCCGGTTGACACTGAGGATTCGTCGGTTGACGTCACCGCGCCGGGTTTTGAGCCGGACCTTGTCTATTATGTGACTACCGGCTATGATTTCGACGATGTTGCGCACACCAATATCTGGCTGGCTTATGGCGCTGCGGTGAATACGTCGCCGGTCGTGCAGCGATGTTGGGCAAGCTTTGTGTACGATGGGCAGAGCACGACCGATGTGCGGGCGATTTTTTCCGAGTCATACGCTTGTGGGCAGGTCAATGTGCCCGGGACTTGGATATGGGCCGGCGAGATAGGCTCATTCGATTCAGACGGTTTTAGTTGCACCACCCGCGAGGGCGATAGCGGCGGCAGTGATGATGTCGGCTATCTCGCCTTGTCCTTTGGCGGCAAATGTGACGTGTGGTGTGGTACAGTCACAACGCCCACCTCGACGGGCAATAATTCTCAAACTGGTCCTGGATTTACTCCCCAGTTTGTTACGATGGGCTTGACGCAGCTCGCCAGCACCGAAACGGTGGTAACGGACGGCACGGCGGGATCGTTAGGCATCAGTTCGTTCACGCCCGACGCTGAATACTGTGTTTCTTGGCAAGATGAGGATGCACAATCAACCACTGATACGCAGTGTATCTCTGATGACACGGCGATCAATCTGCCCAGCGATGACGGATCAACCGCACACGTAGCGGCATTTGTTTCGATGGATTCCACGGGCTGGACCCTGAACTTTTCAAATACTTTAGGAACGGCTAAATATTGGTGGGTCGTGGCGGTTGGCGTCAGCACCAGTTCCAGCCCTAGCCCGTCGGTATCACCATCATCATCGGTTTCGCCTAGTGTTTCGCCTAGTGCCTCCGAGTCACCGTCGGTAAGTCCGTCGGCGTCTGTTTCACCCTCTGCTTCCGAAAGTCCCTCAGTGTCGCCTTCGGCAAGCATTTCACCATCAGCCAGCGAATCACCAAGCGTCTCGCCTTCAGCGAGTGTCAGCCCCTCGGCCTCTGAATCACCGTCAGTTTCACCCAGCGCCAGTGTCTCGCCGTCGGCGTCAGAGAGTCCGAGCGTTTCGCCATCGGCGAGCATTAGTCCCAGCGCCAGCGAAAGTCCTTCAGTTTCACCCAGCGCTTCGGTAAGCCCTAGTGCGTCAGAATCGCCTAGTATCTCGCCTTCAGCGAGTATTTCACCCTCTGCTTCTGAGAGTCCATCTATTAGCCCGAGCGCTTCTGAGTCACCCAGTGTAAGCCCGTCAGCAAGCGTGTCACCGAGTGCCAGCGAATCACCGTCAGTGAGTCCCAGTGCTAGTATCTCGCCATCGGCAAGTGAATCTCCGAGCGTTTCACCATCCGCCAGCATTAGCCCGTCGGCGTCAGAATCGCCGTCTGTCTCGCCATCAGCCAGTGTTAGCCCTAGCGCGTCCGAGTCACCCAGCGTTTCACCGTCGGCGTCTGTTAGCCCTTCGGTGTCTCCCAGCGCCAGTATATCACCGTCTGCGAGTGAATCGCCGAGCGTTAGCCCTAGCGCATCTGTCTCGCCTAGTGTATCGCCAAGCGCAAGCGTTTCGCCATCGGCGAGCGAGAGCGCGTCAGTATCACCTAGCGCTTCGGAAAGCCCAAGCGTTAGCCCGTCGGCGTCTATATCACCTTCGGCTAGCGAATCGCCGAGCGTTAGCCCTAGCGCTAGTGAAAGCCCGTCAGTGTCACCGAGTGCCAGTGTTTCACCGTCTGCCTCGGAGTCGCCTAGCGTGTCTCCCAGCGCGAGTGAGAGTCCTTCAGTCTCTCCCTCGGCATCGGTTAGCCCTTCGGCATCAGAAAGCCCTTCGGTTAGCCCCAGCGCATCGGAGTCGCCCAGCATCAGCCCTAGTGCTAGTGTTAGCCCAAGCGCGTCTGAGAGTGCCAGCGTTAGTCCTTCGGCTAGTGAATCGCCGTCTATCAGTCCATCTGCTAGCGTGTCGCCGTCAGCAAGTGAAAGTCCTAGCGTTTCACCTTCGGCGAGCGTCAGTCCGTCGGCATCGGTATCACCGAGCGTATCGCCGTCTGCGAGCGTCAGTCCAAGCGCCAGCGAATCACCAAGCCTCAGTCCATCGGCGTCTATTTCGCCCAGTGCATCTGTCTCGCCGTCAGCTAGCGAAAGTCCATCCGTTAGCCCGTCAGCATCGCTATCTGCATCTGGCAGCCCTAGCGCCTCAATTAGCCCGTCGGCCTCACTGTCACCATCTGCCTCAGAATCGCCTAGCGTTAGTCCGAGCGCCAGTGAGTCGCCGTCAGTCAGTCCGTCGGCATCCGTTTCGCCCTCGGCAAGTGAGAGTCCGAGCGTATCGCCCAGCGCCAGCGTTAGCCCCTCGGTTAGCCCTAGCGCATCAGCTAGTCCTTCTGTTAGCCCCTCGGCATCAGTTTCGCCTAGCGCGTCAGAGAGTCCGAGCATTAGCCCTAGCGCCTCGGTGTCACCGTCGGTGTCGCCGTCAGCTAGCGTCAGCCCGTCAGTGTCACCTAGCGCCTCGGAGTCACCGAGCGTCAGTCCAAGCGCCAGCGCCTCGCCCAGCATTAGCCCGTCAGCGTCGGCTAGCCCGTCAGTTTCACCTTCGGCATCTATCTCGCCGTCAGCATCGGCTAGCCCATCAGCCGCAACGGGTGGTTCAATGCCAATTCTTTCATCTAATGGAATTCATAGCGCGATTTTTGGAAGGCAAATCATAAATGGCTAAGGTGTCTATCGTAATCCCGTCAAGAAATGAGCAATTTTTATCAAAGACCGTAGATGACCTGTTTGAAAAAGCAGCAGGCGACATCGAGATTATAGCTGTTCTGGACGGCTGGATACCCGACCCGCCGCTAGAAGAACGGGACCGCCTAACGATAATCCACAGAAGCAAGGCGCGGGGAATGCGTGATGCCATCAACGCGGCGGCGGCCATTGCTACGGGTAAGTATTTGATGAAGGTCGATGCCCACTGTATGTTTGGGGATGGGTATGATGAGATTTTGCAAGCCGACTGCGACGATGATTGGCTGGTGATTCCGCGTCGCGTGAGCCTGGACGCCGAGAACTGGTGCATAGCCGATACTGGCAAATCGCCGGTTGATTACGAATATCTGAGTTGTCCGAATCCGCCTGGATCGGGCAGGAAAGACGATAAGGGCATTCACGGCAAAGTCTGGCGCGAGCGCGCCAGGGAACGGCTGGACATTGAGATTGACGACAATATGAGTTTCCAGGGTTCGTGCTGGTTTATGCCCAAAGCTTATTATCATCGAATCGGCGGACTGAACGAGGAAGGTTACGGTACGTTTATTCAAGAGCCGCAAGAGCTCGGCTTAAAGGTGTGGCTCGGCGGTGGCCGACAAATCACGAACAAACGCACCTGGTACGCACACCTGCATAAGGGTCGCCGCTATGGGCGTGGCTACTTTTTGAGCAAGCGCGAGTGTCACGACGGCACGCTTTATGCTGCTGATTACTGGCTCAACAATCGCTGGGAAAACCGTGTGCACGATTTAGTTTGGCTCATTGAAAAGTTCTGGCCGGTTCCGACGTGGCCTGAGAACTATCCTGATTTATGGACAGGGACAGAGTGGACACCCTAGCCTGCATACTCAACAAATATCAGATTGACGGCGATGTCAGGCGAATGCCGATTGAGATTCCCAACGTGGGTCGGGATGATTTGGCGGCACTTTTTGCCGAGCTTGAATT